GAACTCTCGGAACTTGAGCTTGATGAACTCTCACTACTTGATGAACTCTCACTACTAGATGAACTTGAACTCTCACTACTAGAACTTGAGCTAGATTCACTACTTGATGAACTTGAACTTTCAGAACTACTGCTTGAAGATGATTCGGAACTTGATGAACTTTCAGAACTTGAGCTGGACGAACTTTCAGAACTACTGCTTGAAGAACTTTCAGAGCTTGAAGAACTTTCAGAACTTGAGCTTGATGATGATTCAGAACTACTGCTTGACGAACTCTCACTACTTGAGCTGGAAGATGATTCAGAACTACTGCTTGAAGAACTTTCTGAACTTGAACTGGATGATGATTCAGAACTACTGCTTGAAGAACTTTCAGAACTACTGCTTGAAGAACTTTCAGAACTTGATGAACTTTCAGAACTTGAGCTTGATGATGATTCAGAACTACTGCTTGACGAACTTTCAGAACTTGAAGATGATTCAGAACTTGACGAACTTTCAGAGCTAGAACTAGATGAACTTTCAGAACTTGAAGATGATTCACTACTTGAACTTGAACTTTCAGAACTTGCAGAGCTTGTTGAGCTAGATTCGGAACTTGAACTACTAAATGTTGTGCTTGATTTTGAGCTGGAAGAACTTTCACTACTTGAGCTAGAAGAACTCTCAGAACTGGAACTTGACGAACTTTCACTACTTGAGCTAGATGAACTTTCACTACTTGAGCTAGAACTTGAACTCTCAGAGCTACTGCTTGAAGAACTTTCAGAACTGGAACTTGATGAACTTTCAGAACTTGAACTTGATGAACTTTCTGAACTACTGCTTGATGAACTTTCTGAACTACTGCTTGATGAACTTTCTGAACTAGAACTTGACGAACTTTCACTTGAACTTGATGAACTTGATGATTCACTTGAACTTGAGCTGGAAGAACTTTCAGAACTACTGCTTGACGAACTTTCAGAACTACTGCTTGATGAACTTTCAGAACTTGAGCTGGAAGAACTTTCAGAACTTGAGCTGGAAGAACTTTCAGAACTTGAGCTGGAAGAACTCTTAGAACTACTTGAACTCTCAGAACTACTGCTTGACGAACTTTCAGAACTACTACTAGATTCTGAACTTGAACTTGATGATTCAGAACTTGCAGAGCTTGTTGAGCTAGATTCAGAACTTGAACTACTAAATGTTTCACTAGATTTTGAACTTGATGAACTTTCAGAACTACTGCTTGATGAACTCTCAGAACTTGAAGAACTTGAACTTTCTGAACTTGAGCTGGAAGAACTCTCACTACTTGAACTTGAGCTAGAACTTTCAGAACTTGAAGAACTTGAACTTTCAGAACTTGAAGAACTTGAACTTTCAGAACTACTGCTTGAAGATGATTCGGAACTTGAACTTGAAGAACTTTCAGAACTTGAGCTAGAACTTGATGATTCACTACTAGATGAACTTGATGATTCACTACTTGATGAACTTGATGATTCACTACTTGATGAACTTGATGATTCGGAACTACTGCTTGAAGAACTTTCTGATGAACTTGAACTTTCAGAACTTGAGCTTGATGATGATTCACTTGAACTACTGCTTGAAGAACTCTCAGAACTGGATGAACTGGATGATTCAGAAGAACTAGAACTGGATGATTCAGAAGAACTAGAACTGGATGAACTTTCTGAGCTTGACGAACTTGAACTTTCTGAGCTTGACGAACTTGAACTCTCACTACTTGAGCTTGAACTAGATTCAGAACTACTGCTTGATGAACTTTCCGAGCTTGATGAACTTGAACTCTCAGAACTTGAACTGGAACTTGAACTTTCTGAGCTTGAACTTGATGAACTTTCTGAGCTTGAACTTGATGAACTTTTAGAACTACTGCTTGATGAACTTTCAGAACTTGATGAACTTGATGAACTTTCTGAAGAACTAGAACTTTCACTTGACGAACTTGACGAACTTTCACTTGATGAACTTGACGAACTTTCACTTGATGAACTTGACGAACTTTCACTTGAAGAACTTGAACTTTCAGAACTTGCAGAGCTTGTTGAGCTAGATTCAGAACTTGAACTACTAAATGTTTCACTAGATTTTGAACTTGATGAACTTTCAGAACTACTTGAACTTGAACTTTCAGAGCTTGATGAACTTGAACTCTCAGAGCTTGATGAGCTTGATGATTCGCTACTTGAGCTTGAGCTAGAACTCTCAGAACTGGAACTTGATGAACTTTCAGAACTTGAGCTTGATGAACTTTCAGAACTACTGCTTGAAGAACTTTCTGAACTACTGCTTGAAGAACTTTCTGAACTAGAACTTGAACTTGAACTTTCCGAACTTGATGAACTTGAACTTTCCGAGCTTGACGAACTAGATGATTCACTTGAACTAGAACTAGATGATTCAGAACTACTGCTTGAGGAACTTTCTGAAGAACTTGAGCTTTCTGAACTAGAACTTGATGATGATTCACTTGAACTACTGCTTGAGGAACTTTCCGAGCTTGATGAACTTGAGCTTTCAGAAGAACTAGAACTTGAGCTTTCAGAAGAACTAGAACTTGAGCTTTCAGAACTACTGCTTGATGAACTCTCAGAACTGGAACTTGACGAACTCTCAGAACTGGAACTTGACGAACTCTCAGAACTGGAACTTGACGAACTTTCAGAAGAACTACTGCTTGATGAACTCTCACTACTTGAGCTGGAAGAACTCTCTGAACTTGATGAACTTGAACTTTCTGAACTTGAGCTTGAAGATGATTCACTACTTGAACTTGAAGATGATTCACTACTTGAAGAACTTGAGCTTTCACTACTTGAACTTGAACTTGAACTTTCAGAGCTTGAACTACTTGAACTTTCAGAGCTTGAACTACTTGAACTTTCAGAGCTTGAACTACTTGAACTTTCAGAGCTTGAAGAACTTGAAGAACTTTCTGAAGAACTAGAACTTTCACTTGACGAACTTGACGAACTCTCACTTGACGAACTTGACGAACTCTCACTACTTGAGCTAGAAGAACTTTCACTACTAGAACTTGAACTTTCAGAACTTGCAGAGCTTGTTGAGCTAGATTCGGAACTTGAACTACTAAATGTTTCACTAGATTTTGAACTTGAAGAACTCTCAGAGCTTGAGCTTGAAGAACTTTCAGAACTGGAACTTGAGCTTGAGCTTTCTGAACTACTGCTTGACGAACTTTCAGAACTGGAACTTGAAGAACTTTCAGAAGAACTACTGCTTGATGAACTTTCTGAGCTTGAGCTTGAAGAACTTTCCGAGCTTGACGAACTTTCAGAAGAACTAGAACTACTGCTTTCACTACTTGAACTTGAAGAACTCTCACTACTTGAGCTTGAAGAACTCTCACTACTTGAGCTTGAAGAGCTTTCTGAACTAGAACTGGATGATGATTCAGAACTAGAGCTTTCAGAACTGGATGAACTAGATGATTCAGAACTAGAACTTTCAGAACTTGAAGATGATTCAGAACTACTGCTTGAAGAACTTTCAGAACTTGAGCTTGATGATGATTCAGAACTTGAGCTTGAAGATGATTCAGAACTTGAGCTTGAAGAACTTTCACTACTTGAACTAGACTCGGAAGAACTAGAACTACTACTTTCAGAACTTGATGAACTTGAACTTGATTCAGAACTACTGCTTGATGAACTTTCAGAACTTGAGCTTGAAGAACTCTCAGAACTTGAGCTTGAAGAACTCTCAGAACTACTGCTTGATGAACTCTCAGAACTGGAACTTGACTCAGAACTACTGCTGGAAGAACTTTCACTACTTGAACTTTCAGAACTACTGCTGGAAGAACTTTCTGAACTTGACGAACTTGAACTTTCAGAACTACTGCTTGATGAACTTTCAGAACTACTGCTTGATGAACTTTCAGAACTACTGCTTGATGAACTCTCAGAACTACTGCTTGATGAACTCTCAGAACTACTGCTTGATGAACTCTCAGAACTTGAACTTGATTCAGAACTACTGCTTGAAGAACTTTCAGAGCTTGAGCTGGAAGAACTTTCAGAGCTTGAGCTGGAAGAACTTTCAGAACTTGAGCTTGATGAACTTTCAGAACTTGAGCTTGATTCAGAACTACTGCTTGAAGATGATTCAGAACTACTGCTTGAAGAACTTTCAGAACTACTGCTTGAAGAACTTTCAGAACTACTGCTTGAAGAACTTTCAGAACTTGAGCTTGATTCAGAACTACTGCTTGAAGATGATTCAGAACTACTGCTTGATGAACTTTCTGAAGAACTTGAACTCTCAGAGCTTGACGAACTTGAACTTTCAGAGCTTGACGAACTTGAACTTTCAGAGCTTGAACTTGATTCAGAACTACTGCTGGAAGAACTTTCACTACTTGATGATTCAGAACTACTGCTTGAAGATGATTCAGAACTTGATGATTCAGAACTACTGCTTGAAGATGATTCAGAACTTGACGAACTTGAGCTTTCAGAACTTGAACTTGACTCAGAACTACTGCTTGACGAACTTTCTGAACTACTGCTGGAAGATGATTCGGAACTTGAACTTGATGAACTTTCAGAACTGGAACTTGATGAACTTTCAGAACTTGAGCTTGATTCAGAACTACTGCTGGAAGATGATTCGGAACTTGAACTTGATGAACTTTCAGAGCTTGAGCTGGAAGATGATTCAGAGCTTGAGCTGGAAGATGATTCAGAGCTTGAGCTGGAAGAACTCTCAGAACTTGATGAACTTGAACTTTCCGAACTTGAACTTTCCGAACTTGATGAACTTGAACTTTCTGAACTTGATGAACTTGAACTTTCTGAACTTGATGAACTTGAACTTTCTGAACTTGAGCTTGAAGATGATTCACTACTTGAACTTTCAGAACTTGAACTTGATGAACTTTCAGAACTGGAACTTGATGAACTTTCAGAACTTGAGCTTGATTCAGAACTTGAACTTTCAGAACTTGAACTTTCAGAACTAGATTCAGAACTTGAGCTAGATTCATCTGTCATTGATATATCTTCAAAAACAACATCATCTGTATCGGTCCATTCTACAGCACCAGTATCTTTAAAAACTACATCTGGTGTAAATGAAGTTGAAGAAGAGCTTGAAGAACTTTCAGAACTACTGCTTGATTCAGAACTACTACTTGATGAACTCTCGGAACTACTGCTTGAAGAACTTTCTGATGAGCTTGAAGATTCACTACTTGAAGAACTTGAACTCTCAGAACTACTACTTGACGAACTTTCAGAACTTGAAGAACTTGAACTTTCAGAACTTGATGATTCAGAACTTGATGATTCAGAACTACTGCTTGAAGATGATTCAGAACTACTGCTTGAAGATGATTCAGAACTTGAGCTTGAAGAACTCTCAGAACTTGAAGAACTTGATGATTCAGAACTTGAAGAACTTGAACTTTCAGAACTACTGCTTGAAGATGATTCAGAACTACTGCTTGATGAACTTTCAGAACTTGAGCTTGAAGAACTCTCAGAACTTGAGCTTGAAGATGATTCAGAACTTGAAGAACTTGAAGAACTTTCAGAACTTGAGCTTGATGAACTTTCAGAACTACTGCTTGATGAACTTTCAGAACTTGAGCTTGAACTAGATTCAGAACTTGAGCTTGAACTAGATTCAGAACTACTGCTTGATGAACTTTCAGAACTACTGCTTGATGAACTTTCAGAACTACTGCTGGAAGAACTTTCGGAACTTGAGCTTGACTCGGAACTACTGCTTGATGAACTTTCGGAACTACTGCTTGATGAGGATTCTGAACTACTACTTGAAGAACTTTCAGACGAACTTTCACTACTTGAGCTTGAATCACCCGTTACTGATATATCTTCAAAAACAACATCATCTGTATCGGTCCATTCTACAGCACCAGTATCTTTAAAAACCACATCTGGTGTAAATGAAGTTGAAGAAGAGCTTGAAGAACTTTCAGAGCTTGAAGAACTTTCAGAACTTGACGAACTTTCAGAACTTGAGCTTGAACTAGATTCAGAACTACTGCTTGAAGAACTTTCAGAACTACTGCTTGATTCAGAACTACTGCTTGATGAACTCTCAGAACTACTGCTTGAAGAACTTTCAGAGCTTGAAGAACTCTCAGAGCTTGAAGAACTTTCAGAGCTTGAGCTTGAACTAGATTCGGAACTACTGCTTGAAGAACTTTCAGAACTTGAAGAACTTTCAGAACTTGAAGAACTTTCAGAGCTTTCAGAGCTTGAAGAACTTTCGGAGCTTGAAGAACTACTCCACCATTCTACTGCATCAGTATCTTCAAATGTTACTGCACCAGTATCTTCAAATTTTACGTTTGGTTCTGCCATTATATACCTTAAAAATTTACATTATTCCACTATCTAATATTTATATTTAAAAAGCATAAAAATACCCCAAATACAATATAGTATATTTAGGGATATTTAAAAATTTCTTATTTTTTAGATTTTTGTCTAAGCTTTTCTATTTTCTCTTTGAATTGTCCTTTATATTTTTCACTTTTTGCACTAAGTTTTTTTGGGCGACCGGGATAATATTTTAATAATAATTTTATTAATCTATCGGTCATTGGTATTTCATCAATTCCATGTTTATCAAGAGCAAAGGTTTCCCATGCTAAACCTCTATGTGGATGAAAATGAGCAACTTTAATTGGTTTCTCTCCAAGTATAAATCTTTCCAAAAATCCAGAACAACCAACATTATAACTATAATCTAAGGTAGTTACACGATCTTTAAACTTTTTAGATTTGAAAACTTTATTTATTGTGGGTTCTTCTTTTTTATACTCATGTTTTGAAATAATTTTAACTATTTCGTTTACTATATCTCTACATTGTGGCGTCCAGAATATACTACCACCATTGAATTTCGGACGACTATATTGCCCAGCAGCAACATCTTTCATTTCAGGTTGATCAAACCATACATTTTGCCAAGCATCAAGATCATGTGACCATATAACATCATCAATCTGTTTTTTATCAAATAACCATTTAAGTCCAAACATTTTACTACCAGTAAGACAAAACTCATTAAGATCTATTTGATATGTTTTTATGCCTCTATAATAGAAGTCAAAATTTGACAAAACCATTATATCCTTTGCTCTCCAACCTAGTTCTAAACTATTTTCTATTTGTGCTATTAATGCATTAACAGTCATGCCTGGAGAAAACCTACCTTTTTTCTGCACATTTGCTACCATAAAATTTTTCATATTTTATCCTTTTTATAATTTAACATATTATTCTTTTTGGTCTACCAAATATTTTCTTTGAAAGTTCAACAGCATCTTGACAATTTAATAGTTGTTCCCAAAATGATACACTTTGTATAAAAATTTCCCATCTAATTAAAATATCATCACTTTCTATTGAATAACTTTTATGTTCAATTCCAATTTTATCTAATATTTCTTTTCTATATTCCTCATCTACTAACCATTTATTAAATGATATAATAATAAACTCATTTGATTCTATAAATTCCTTAGCATATTGATAATATAAAGAATATAAGTATTTAATATCTAAGTATTTTTTACCATCTATAAGATTAGCATATGGATCATTTTTATATGATGGATTATAATTATCAAGAGTAAATTTAGTATTTTCATCATAGTATATATAATCAGCCATCCAATTCCAAATATCTCTAAGTAATAATATATCATATCCATCATTAGATATTTTTATTTCTTGATTTTCAAAATTATACACATTACAATCATATTCTGATAACCAATCTACTATATAATTACTACCGAATTTTTCTAAACTCCACAATCTTATATTATATTTTGATCCATTCATTAAAATTCTTCCTTAATGTTGCTCTTCCCCAACGATGGTTTTCATTAGATTTAAGATCACCAACAATTAAATTTATTATTGATATTAATTTATTTCGTGACTCTGTTATTTTCCAACTTCTTTTATAATTAGCTGATTGATGTTTTTTGTGTCCCTCAACGGCTCTATAAAACTGACCACCAAACCACATCATTTTAAAACCCAACTGCCATGCTCTATACATTAAATCTTTATCATCATGACCATATCCTTCCATGTTTTCATCATAACCACCAAGTAAATCAATAAACTCATTTTTATAAAAACCAAGACGACCTCTGGTCATACTTTTACCCTTTGTAAATATTGCTTTTTCTGGTTGATCATTAGCAAGTCTATTTAAAAATGTACAAAATCCTTTATTTGTAAATCCATCAGCATCTATATTAATAACTATATCACCTGTAGCAACTTTAAAACAAATATTTCTTGAATGAGACATACTATAGTTCTTTACAGTACACTCTTGTATAAATATCATTTCACCAGATTCAATCATATTCATATAATTTTTTTTAATCCACATACCAGGATTATCCTCAGTACTATTATAATCAAGTATAACATATTCAACATTTGGATAATCAGAATTATCTTTTATATTCTGTGGTAATGTTTGTTTTAAATCATCTAATCTATCCATAACATTTGTACAAAGAGAAATTTTATTATATTTAAACTCTTTATCAGATTCTAATTTAATAAACTTTTTATCCCAAAAAGTAAAATTAGATCCATATTGTGACCACCATAATTTCTCTATATCTTTACAAAGATTTTTTTGATTAATTATAAAACTACCATCTTTCAACTCTCTTAATCTATCATCCATTAATTTTTCTCTCCTAGAGTCTAGTTAAATCTTTTTTCATAACCATTGTTAAACCACAATATGCTGCAGTATATGGCCAAGTAAAAGTAAATAAATCTTTATTATTTTCTAAATAATGTCTTATCTTATATGAATCACATGTCCTGCCAGCACTTATTTTCTTTTCATAATAATGTTTCTGTGGATATGTGTCATGTAAAAATATCATAGCATTTTGTGGTAAAATATCCATAAAATAATCAACTTCATATTTAATAGCATCATAATAATGATTACCATCTATGAAAACAATCGCTGGTAAGTATTCTGAATTATTATTTTTCAATAATGTTTTCTTTAATTTTTCTATAAAAACAGTTGATATACATTGATGGATATGATGTCTTTTATAATTCAGTTTATGTTTATCAATAGTATCTTTAACTCTTTTAATAATTTTATCACTACGATCACAGCTCATTAAAACTCTATCATATTTAATTGCATGTTTTAAAAGCATTATAGTTGAATTACCCATACCAATTTCTATAATAGATCCTTTAACATTAGATAAAATAATTGGTGCTAAACTATCTACTACAGTCCATAATGATTCCATTTCAAAATTTCTAAGATATTCGTTACCCATTATCTTCTTTCCATAACTATAATTGTATTTTTAAACCATCTCAATGTACTATAGTATCTTAATACCTTTGACCATCTCTTTTTCACAAATAGACCTCGTTCTCTAAATTTCTTGATGACATATTTATTAGACCTCTCATTGAAGTGTCCTTTTCCACCCTGACCAGGAATTGCCCAGCTTAGTACTATATTTTTGCTAGTAAATTTTGCCACATTATCAATGAATATGTCTTCACATTTTTCTGGAATATGTTCACCCACCTCAAGACATATAACTAAATCATATTCTGTATCAACACCACTAATGGGTTGTGATAAATCTAAACTATAAATATTATCATAGATACCTAATTCTTTTATGCCTTCTGTTCCTTCATATCCATCTACTTTCCAGTCATATGATTCAAATATTTTACAATATCTACCTGTGCCACATCCAAGATCGGCAACTCTTTTTGGATTTTTGAACATATACTTTATAGCACCAGCTAGAACAGGATCATAACTATGATGTCTTTTTGCCATATCTATATTCCATATACCACTTGTTTCATCTATATATTTTTTCATTATATTTCTATATACCATACCCATCCTTCTAGGGTTTTGATATTTTCTTCTCCAAAGCATTCATCCACAGCTATTTTAACTTCTGGACAACTTGGATGTGTATAATCATGACCAGATATAATTCCACCTTTTTTTATTAATGGTTTCCAACATTTTATATCATTTTTAACACTTTCTTTATCATGCGAAGCGTCAATATAAACCATATCAAACGGTTTCCAATTTGGATGTTCTGATCTTTCTTTAAAAAGTACAGAAGCTTGCTCTGATGTCATGTTAAGTAATTTAAAACTTTTAAAAAACATCATCAATCTACTAGCATAAAAAAATTTTGAATTTTGTCGAAAATGATCCACACCCCAATATTCATCCATTTTATCATCATATTTTTTTAATATTTTTTTCATTCCACGACATTTCCATAAACCTATTTCTGCATATTTCTTTACAGAATATTCTTCTATAATTGAACAAATAGAATTTGCAGTAACACTAACGAATCTCTTTCTTTTCATTTATTATACCTCAAATACCATTATATAATCTATAAGATATCTTCTAGCTTTTATATTTTTTAAAGCATTTACTAATCTCAGAGTTTTCATTCCACTGTATTCTATGTTACATTCTTTAAATCTATGTATCCAGTATGATTTATACTGCGGATTAAGATGATACATACTACGTTTTGGTGATGTGCTCATTATTATTAATCTACTAGATGCATTTATTAGATTTTCCATATATATTGATACTTCATCTGGTAATAAATGTTCTGCTACTTCAATAGATAAAACACAGTCCCATTTACCACAATCTATTAATTCACCAACATCACCATATTTTATATGATCAATAATATTTTTTGGAATATATTCTTTTCCTATTTCAAATCCCTTTTCAAAACCCAGAACTTTTTTAGCACCACCTTGAAGAGCACCAACTAAATAAGGACCAATGCCGCATCCAAAATCCACCATAGATTTTATTTCAAAAAGTTCTGTAATAATTTTACCATAATAATCAAACGGTCTTATAGTCCTTTTTTCCCAAAATGCTTTATTATATAGACCATCGAAATCATCTATATATTGTATTTTCCTCTGAACATCAATGAGTTCTTTTTGATATTCTCTCCACATATACGATTTATTTGGTGTCCATTTCATATTTTTATATCCTATATTTACAAACCCATTCTTTACTTACTAGCATAAACTCCATAGTTCCACCTTCTGGTAATTTATCAACTGGTATATAAACACTTCTTTTATATTTTGTTCCTTTATCCTTCCATACAGATAATCTTAATTCAAAATCATCTTTAAACTCATCTATCCAATCATTCCATTCCTGTATTTCACCACCAAAAGGAGTATGTATTTCTGCCATAAACTGAACACAACCCTTGACTATATTAATAGATTCATCATTAAGAAGATGTCTTTCTCCACCTTCTGTATCTATTTTTATTATATAAGATTCTAAATCATTCAGTTTATATGTATCAAACATTTGTTTTAAAGTTAAACTATCCACAAAATATTCTGGTTTCTTTGGCAACCATTTATTCTCATCTTCTCTTATAAATCTATGATAACCATTATTTTGTCTTCTTATAAAACACATTGGATTTCCATCACCTATTGCTATATTATGACTTTCAATTCTCCAGTATCTCATATTTCTTTCTAGTATATCATAAGTCTCTTTACATGGTTCAAATCCTATAATTCTCGCAGCTGGAAACAATAATCTACCCATTATAGAAACCGAACCAACATTTGCACCAATATCTATCAATCCATCTATACAATATGGTGATATTTTTAAAAATTTTCTCAAATCATATGTATCATAATAATGTATTTTTCCTGCCATGTTTTTATTCTCCCTTTATTATAAGATTTTTATAATATCTTAATCTCTTTAGTGATGTAACTGTTTTAAAAACAATAATTATTCCACCAATGGGGGATGCCATAAATGCCACCCAATTAGCATAAAGTTCTGATAATAATCTGCTTTTAAACATTTTTTGTGAATGGGTAAATTCATGAAATATCAAATGTTTTTTCGCAGCTTTTGATAAATCTTTTCTTATGCTAATTTTATCATTAGAGTAAAATCCAAAAAATATACCCATATAATCTTCATCATACTCTGTAATTGTTATATTTCTTTTCATTATATTACCTCTTATAAAACGGTCTATTTTTTTCTTTTTTCATAATCATTGATAATCCACTATTTATAGCACTATAAGGCCATGTAAATATTTGTAAATCATCTCTTTTTTCTAACCCTTGCCTAACTTTATAAATATTACCAGAAACTTTATTATTTTCTGAAATCCAGCTTTCATCAGGTGGGTATGTATCATGTATGAATATAACACCATTCTTACTTAAATTTTCAAAAATAAATTCAAATTCTTTCATAACAGTTTCATGAATATGTTCTCCATCAATAAAAGCAATAGATATAGATATATCTGAAAGGGTTTTTATAAAATCTAAAGATTTTCCTACATAAGAATTTAAATTTTTAAGTTTTTTATCGGCTTGATTAATTTTTTTCCAATTTATATCACATACATGATGTATACGATTATAATGAATAGCATACTTATTCAATATTTTTGTAGATCTTCCGAATCCAATTTCAAATATATCACCTTCAGAATTACTCAAAATAAGATCACTAAGTAAATCCATAACTGCCCAGTCTTTATTAAATTCTCTTAACATATTTTAAAATGTTTCTCCTTCTGGGATTTTTATTTTTTTAGGGCCTCCTGTGTATTTAGAATGGCCATATTTTATTTCTTCAACTACAGTCAAAAATTTTTGTGCTGTGTCCATAAGATAAAGAGTTTCTCCAGAAAATATTCTTTTTCCAGTATCTCTATTCATAATTTCAGCATTTTCAACTAAATCACATCTACCATGTGCTATTTTAATTTTACCATACAAATATCCAGGATGTGTTATAACACAATTATATTCCATAGGCAAAACCGAATATCTAATATCACTTTCATATAACAACATTCTTAAATATGGTTCATCTGTAAAGTATCTTCTTCTATTTTTTAATTCTTCAATCATATCATTTATAAACTTTATCATTTTTTCATTTTTCTTCCATATAAACATACCACCTGCTAATTCTGGATAAGATTTTGGAACTCTGCCTATTTTTCTAGAAAAATAATGTGGCGACATTGGGATGGCCATATCAAAATGATCCATCAATGGAAATATCTCAGAAAAATCATCACATACATAAGTATCAGCATCCAAATGTAAAGTTATATCATATGGTGATGTAGATAAATACTCCCACTTTTTTTGCCACATTAAATGATGTGTTTCAAGTTGATCAACTTTTACAACATTATCAAAAACTTCATCAAATTCAACATTCAAATTTGTATAAAGAGTAATACCTAAATTTGGGACATGTTTTCTAACACTCTTTGCTGATATTACTGCTAGTTCATATTGACTTTTTATTGCATGACCATCACTTCTTCCTTTCTTTTTATTTACTGCAATATAAATAACACCTATATTCATATTTTCTCCTTATATATGTTTATTAACAATATCAATAAATTTATTGACTCTATTAACATTATTATAATTTTCTCTAACAAGATCCATTCCATTTTGTGCTATTTCTTCACGTTCATCTTCATTTTCTAAATAATAATAAATTTTATCTTTTAAATCATCTAATGAATCAAAAGTAACTAAATGATATCCATCAATATATCCAAATTTTTTTAAATCATCACAATTATCAGTTAAAAGAAAAGTTCCACATGCTAATGTTTCTGGTGTTCTTGGAGTTATAAATTTAAATTTAAAATTACAATTTATTACTATTTTTGATTTGTTTGTCAAATCAACAGCTTCTTCAAAATATATTCTTGTGATCCAACTAATTACATCCATTTTCCATATCATTCTTGTTATTTTTCTTCTTAAAGGATATATTTTATCAGATGCTCCCCAAAATGTAGAAACATCTATTTCTTTTGGAATATCACTCTTTTTTCTATATATATTTGTATCTACTGCAAAGGGTAATATGTATTGATATTTTCCTACATTATTCTTTCTTAAAAAATCTCTTGTTGATGTAGAATATCCAAATGATATATCAAATGCATGGTGGTTAAAATGTCTATAATAATTTGATAAATTTCTACCATTCTCATAGAAATCACCAGCTATATGTATCTTTAAAATATTCTTAATATCATTAAAATCTTGTATTTTATTTAAACCATTTGTAAGTATAACATCTGGTTTATAATATTTTTCAATTATTTCTTGTAATGTTATTTCACCATCCCATTCATATCCATATTTTTCACCATAACCCCATCCATAAAAAAAAGAATCTGTACTTCTAGCTAGTTCTTCTCTCCAAAGTTCTTCATACCAGCTTCCTTTATAACCATGACCATATCCATTATATTTTCTTCTGTTACCATAAACTAAAATTTTCATATATTATCCTGTGTACTTAATATAGAAATTCTTGTTATTGTTCGCTTATGAAGAATCATTTCTTCGTGATTTTCATTATAATATTTTTGCCATGTTCCACCAAATTTTCGACTCATTCCACGCCAATCGGCTATCATTTGTTTTACATATTTTCTGGGCATGGGAATGGGAAGTTGTGCATTAGAAGATCTTGTTACACTTACCCAATAATTCCAATGATGTTTGTTTCGTTTTTGGTGATGATTCCAACCCAATTGAAAATCTTTATTATTTTCAGTTCCTTTGTCGTATTTCTTGGCTTTATTTGTATCATAAAAATATTTAGCATAAGGTATAAACTCTGACGGAAGGAACTTTGACAGATCATGAGTTATTGCATGAATTGGCATTCCCATTTTAAGACATTCAATGCCAACATTTTTTTTATGTTCAAGTACATACAATAGATATTTTAAATATTTTTTCATTTACTTCCCCTTTTCTATAATACTAATTGCTCTATAACTTCAATCCATTTTTTTGGATCTAAATTCTTTTTTGCCCATTCTTTTGCATACATTCCCATTTTATGACGATAATCCTCTTTTCGTTGTAGTAATTTTATTGCATAAAGAAAACCATCATAATCAATACAATGAAATCCAGAATCTCCATGAACTATTCTATCTTTAGTACCATCTCTTGGCTCGCCTAAACATGGAATACCAGCAGCAAGTGCTTCCGCCATTACTCTTGGATACTGATCTCTCCAATGATTAGATGTTCTATAAAGAAATATATGACCTTGCTTTAAAAAGTCACCAACATCCATTTCATTCCATTTGTAAAAAATCATTCTTGGCTCTTTCTCAAATGCCTTAACTAATTCTTTATGAGCGACCATAAATGCAAATTTTGTTTTCTTTGTATCTTTTAGTAAACGAGAATAAAACTTAACATCATTTTCTTTTATTATATTATGTTGCCATAAATGTTGTTTATCACCACCGCTTTCAGTTTCAGTTGTTACATATTTTCTATAATCCGGAAGACATGTTTTTATTATCATTAGATCCTGATCTTTCTCTTTTTTCTGTGGGGCAACATCAAGAAATTTTTCAAGATTAATAGCACCAAACATTACTACAAGTTGTGTATCATCAAAACCTATTGCATCTCGTATCCATTCATCGCGTTTCTCTGTATTTTGAAAAATAACAGCTCTAAGTTTTTTAGATTTTGCTAGCCAATTGCATTTTGTTAATGATCCATTTGCAAAGTTTATACCTATTATGACTGAAGAGCTTTTATTCACTATAGGTTCTGCCGTTTTAGCGAAATCCCATACACAATCATTAGCATAAAATAGAAGTGGTAAACCCTCTTTCATATTTTCAAGCATACCTTCTTTATATGAATGTGGCTCTGTTTCTATATCTTTATAATTTTCATGAACAGTTGACCACGGATACAAGTTTACCTTCCAACCAGATTTTCTTAATAGAGTGGAAATCATTGCTAAGCTTTGTTCCCCACCACCCTTAGAGTTAAGATTACCAACAATATTGATTTCTTTATTTGTATGATTGATTATTGATGGTATCGTTATATTCTTTACTGGCTTGATATATTTTTTTAAGCTAGTTCCTTGATTTTCATATTTATATATATCACCATCATAATATTTTTCTATTGCACGAATAACATCTTGTGATGTAATATTATCCATACATTCAGCAACATGTTTATCATCAACTTTAACTGGTTTCTTACAAAGATTCTTATTATGTTTCGGATCTTTTTGAAGTGGTGTTACTCTGGCTTTCCAACATCCACCATTATCACAACAAGAATAAATACCATTTGAATGAAGAATCTGATGATTGGTATATCCACTCCACATATGAGGTTCTCTGCCACCAAATATAGCAACACATGGTTTACGAGCTTTTCTATACTTTGGTGGCATTGCAGCTGCAAGATGCATTAAAAAACTTGGGCCACTTACACACCCTTCAGCATGATAAAGAAGTGGCACAAGTGATCTTACACTTTTATTAAATTTATCTGTTAAATCAATAACATTACTAAGATTTTCTATTAAATGATCACTTCTACCTATAGTAACAAATTTTATTTTTCCTTCAAAATGATCTATAACTTCTTGAAACTTTCTCCAATCCCATATTTTACAAGTACAATCTCTTTTACCACCTGGGCCAATTACCCAATACTTTTCAAAACCATAAATATCTTTTATTAAATTATATGATTTCTCTTCTTTAGTAAGATGAATATCACCACGTTGTCTAGCAAATTCTTTACAAATTTGATGATATTTTTCACGAAAGGATATAAATGGTTCTATAGCATTTTCTGCATTCTTTTTTGTATCACCAAGTGATGGATCACCAATTCTACCATTTGCAAATATAGCAGTAAGTTCTCCTATACTCATTGGCAATGGTTCATGAAAATCAGCAATAGCAATCATATCAAAAAGAAACATTGATGTAAAATGCATATGAGAGTTATTGATATTACCAATCATTGGATACCCAACTTTATAATACTCAACACCCTCATCGTCTTTTTTAATACTTCTATCAATATAAGGATTGTTTTCCCAAAGCATTTTTTGATTACTATCTACATTTATAACTATATCTGGAAAAAGTAATTTAAAATCACGAATGCCTGATGTAAACATCAGCCCATCGCCTAATGCTCTATGATGCCCAAATATTATTTTTCGTGGATTGTCTATTGTTCGTTTTATTACTTTAGGTGTGATTGTTTTGGTAGGTTCTGTTTGTGTCTGTGTTATTGTTTTGGTAGGTTCTGTTTGTGTCTGTGTTATTATTTCTCCATATCTATCATATATGGATTGAAGCATTATTTTTTTATTTTCATTGTTATCTGGTAATATGTGGTGGATATGGTTGTCTTGAAATAAAACACTCATTAATAATGCTTTTGGATCTTTTTTAAGAATATTATTATTACTAGATAACGTCTTTATTTCTTGCTCTAACATTTTATTTAACTTATACATTTCTTTAGTAACATTTTTTATCATTATTATACCTTTTATTATAACATTTTAATTTTATACTATCCTATTGAAATATCGAGGCCTTCCCACACCTCCTCTAGTCTAAGTGTTTCCTCAAGCTTTTCTTTTTCTTCTTTTCCTTCACTTATCAGATCACCACCATCCATACTTATACCGGTATTTCCAACAGATGTAAAATTAGCAAATTTACTTCTTATTCTTCCTAACATAATTTTACATTCTGCAAGAGCATAATCGAAAATCCAATCACTAGTATAAAAATTCTGATCACTACTTGACCAATTTTCATTATGTGTGCTTCCTTCCATCATATATACTTTTAATAATGCATATCCAGGTGAGTCAATAGTAAATTCATTACCATCTTGTGTTATTGTTAATGCATTTCCTGTCGGTGGAGCTGGTTGTATTTCTAATTCATTTGAAAATCTATGATATTTCCAATTATATTTTGTTGGTATATATCTATTAACTGTTTCTAGAAAATCTCTAGCTATATGATATGATATTATAGTATACCCACCACCACTCATGTTTGTACGATATAATGCCTCATACATACCATTGTTATATAAGTAATTATCTAGAGTAAACAATGTATTTATTCCGCCGCCAGCAGATCCACCAGAATCAGTATAATCAACTACCTCTGTAACACCAGTTGGTAATTGGTAAACTGTTTGAGTAGCAGATAATGCCATAGTAAAGAATGTTTCAATTCTTGATTGACCAACCGCCCATTTTATAAATTTATCTCTTGCATAATCTATAGCATCAAATATTTGAGTATCATCTAACTCTACTTTTATTAAAGGGTGTCCTAACCTGCGACGAATTTTTGTTGATAAATCAACTTTTGTTATAGCCATTTTTTATCTCTCTTATTATTTATTTATATAATTTTTAGTTATAAATTTCAGAATTATTTAACCAACTCCAATCTTCTTCTGGTTTTTCTACATCTGATAATATACCCCACATATCTACATCATCATCTTTACTTATAAATCCCATAGATTCATCTAGAATATTCATTTCAAATATATACGATGCCCAATATAAAGCAGATACAAGATCATCTGGTTTATCTTTGCCAAAAAATTTATTACCATCTTCTATAAAAGTACTTAATTGTTCTATAGTATTCTTATCATTGATTATTACACTACCATCTTCTATAAGCTTTTTCATAAGCAAAACAGCTTTTGGTTTTGTACTTCTGGTAGCTCGTATTCCAAGATTTGCAACCTTAGATCCTGTATTTACAAGATTTTCATTTTCCAAGTCCCACCACAGTCTTTGAACAACTGGTGCACCTTCACCATTATTCTCAACCATTATATATGAATTATTATAATATAATGAAATACGATCAACTATATCTGAAAACTCATATACATCAGTCAAATTATCTTCAAATACAGCAACTTGTTCCAATGCAACAGGATTTATGCTCTTCATTTTAAATACTTGTATTGTTGACCAATTCTCTCCTGTTCCTTTGCTAGTATCAACACCCATTACATATTTATCACCACTTTCTGGTTTTTCCCATATTCTAAATCTATCATTAAGATCAGTAAAATTAGGATCACTCCATACAGTTAGAAGTGTTTCTATTGTTTCTGTATTTAATACAGTATGTGTTGATCCAATAAACTGTACATTGAATTCTTGATTGAATTTAGTCATACCAAGATTCTCTATTTGTTCCTTTGCCCATGCTTCATCTCTACCAGGAACCTGTTCCCATCCTATTCTAGTATGAACAAAACTATTCATATTGGCTTCGGATTGTGAATATATTCTATGAAACAAATTAAACATACCACATGGCGTACTGATCATGATAATTTTTGCTTCAGTAGATGCAGAAATAGTAGGATAATTAGCAGCCCAAAACTCTTCAGCAATATTATTTGGTACAAAAGCAAACTCATCTGTACAAAGTAAGTTTATTGATTCACCACGAAACGCATCGGGTGATGTAGCTGAAATTAAAATTCTAGTATGATTATCAAATGTTATAAATGTCTTACTGTATTCATGAACACCAGGTTTTAAGAAAACAGGTAAGCATTCGTACATACGTTTCAATCGTCCAAGGATCATTTTAGCTGATGCTTCTTTATTTGAAACAATACCAATGGTTTTATCATTATGAAATAAAGAATACCAAAGTACATATGCCGCAACAGAAGTAGTTTTACCACTCTGTCTTGATGCCAGTACTACATTATAACGATTTTTAGCAAATTTATCGAGCAAATCTTTTTGATAGTCATAAGGATCAAAAAACATTTCACCTTTATCTGGATTGACTATTTTAACATATTTTAAAAAATAATCTATATCATGTGAGCATTTGTGTAACTCTGAAATATCTTCTGGTGTATATTCTATTTCTGTGTTTGGGCGTTTTACATATTGCTCATCATACCGTATTGCCAATTTAATTCACACTCCTTGGTTTTACTTATTATTTCAAACCGTATATATTTTCTTTCAATACATCTTCATATTTTCTATTAACTAGAAAATATGATTTACATTTAAATGTTATTTCTACTTTACCATAATATGCTTTCTTTAGATTTTTATCTGTATATTGTAAAAAAATATCATTAAATTTTTTCTTCATTTTATCTATTTTAATATATTTACCACCCATACTTATATTATATATTTGATCAAAAAACATATATATGTCTATTACATGGGGATGGTAAACATACTTATAATTACCTATAGGAAAAAACATATATACATTACCATATACATGTTCTAGTTGCCAATAATCACTGGATGTAAAAACACCCTCACTTCTAGGTTTCCAACCAAAATGTTTTTTGAACGACATATTCATATATGTATGTAATTCTTCTGGCATATTACGAGGTCTTCTATTTGTTCGTGGTTTGATTTTTTTAATATCTTTTATTACACTTTCTGTAGCTCTATATATCCAACTTTCTGGTTTGACTTTTTTCATTTCTTTTATAAAAGGCATGCAGTCTTTCTTTAGTTTTTCGGCAATTAATTCAACTTCACCATCATCATATAAAAAACTCAAATCGACTTCATTTATATATTGTTTGAACTTCATTGTATCTCCATATACCATACATATCCTGGCAATGTTTTAATATTCTCTTTACCTAATAATTCATTAACTGCTGATTCTGTCTCTGGATGTCTGCCTTGGCCATAATCATGTCCAGATATAATTCCACCTGGTTTTATCAGACCAATCCATAACTCTATATCTTTCTTTACAGAATACTTATCATGAGCAGCATCAATAAATACCATATCAAATGGTCGCCAGTCAGGAAACGATTTTCTTTTCCCAAACAAATCTGATGCCTCTCTAGATGACATTTTAAGCACTCTAAAGCTTTTAAAAAACATCATAAAATGACAGGCCCATCCATATAAATCATCCCATTCTTTTTGATATAATCCTCTTTCTTTGCTCCAATCTTGTTCAAGAAAAAAATCAATGCCCCAGTATTCATCAAGGATATTATCATATTTTCTTAAAAGATCTTTAACAGCTCTACATTTATAGAGTCCTATTTCTGCCATTTTCTTTACAGAATATTTTTCTATAAGCACCGCCATGGAGCCGTGAGTTGTTGATCTAAATTTTTTTCTAATTGATTCGTATTTATCCATAATTAATTATACTTATATATATTTATATAATATTGAGCATAAAAAAGGATAGATTTTTATATCTATCCCTTTTTATTATTTATCTAATATATCTTTCATTAATTTATCAAACCATTTTGTTGTTCCCATAATACAACCAAGAATAAAAACAACAACACATAATACTATTGATATAATAATTATCATTTTCCTTTCTTTTTTAATGCAGTATAAAATATATCTCTTTTGCCATCATTTGTTTTTAAAGCAATATCGTTTCCCCATAAAAAATGTATATGTTTTAATGTTTCTTTACAATATGTAGGTTCAAGTGGTATGCCAGAAAACATATGTTCAATTTTCATTCTTCCTTTACTATCACTATTAACTATTTGAATTTTTGGAACACCACTATGAACAAAACTTGATGATATTAAATCAGCAATCTCTTTTGCTTTATGTTTTGTTATAATGAAATCTTCTGAAACATTTGTATCTTTTATAGCATATATGTATAAATCCATATCATTTACTAGATCTAGTGTTAAAAATTCTTTCATAAAAAACCAATCGCTACATGTTCTTACAACCTCAAGAACCTTTTCTCTACCTTTCATAACACCTGTATCCCAATTTTCTCTTTCTTTTATACTTATTACATTTTCATATTCTTTACCATATCTTCCTTTATTCCATCTATCCTCAATATCTTCCCATATTTTTGATCCTACTAAATATGGATTCAATGATAACGGATTTTTAGCTTTCACAAGAGAATTAGAATAGTTATACTGCGCATGATCTGATTTATCCAAATAATCTTCTTGAAATAGTTGCCACATTATTTTTTCATGGATAAATGTAGCGAACCCCTCATTTGCATACTTACTCCTCATTTGAGGCCAGAAATAAATACCTAGTTGTCTTATAATTTCACAAATATCTTTTTGCCAATCATCTAGTGATTTTGAGTTATCAATTATAAATCTAAGAAAGTCTTCTGTTGGTTCTACTGGTGATTTTTTTTTCA